GAGCGGAATAAAGAACGCCACGACGCCGACTGCGAAGAGGATGGTTATTGGTAAAAAACCGGCAACCGCTGCCACTGTCAGTCCGATGCGCAGCTTAATCAGGTTATCCATTTCCTACACCTTGAGCTCTATAGCGTTATCGGGCGGACTTATAACCGCCAACGCGCCACTATTTCAAGCATCGGAGAGAATCCATGACAACCAAGCAACCCGACTGGGAGGCAATCGAACGCGCCTACCGGGCCGGAGTGCTTTCCGTAAGAGAGATCGCATCGTCCTGCGGTGTGTCGCACACCGCCATCCAGAAGCGAGCCAAGGCCAATGGCTGGGAGCGAGACCTAAAGGCCAAGATCAAGGCGAAAGCTGATTCGCTGGTTGCCAAACGAGAGGTTGCCACGCAGGTTGCCAGCAAATCAGTGGAAACCGAGCGAGAGATCATCGAGGTCAACGCTGAGGTCATCGCGAACATCCGTATGGCCCACCGCGGCGACATCTCACGCGGCCGGCGACTCGCAAACAAACTGCTGGATGAACTGGAAGGGCTGACGGACAACCGCCAGCTATTCGAAGAGCTGGGCGAGCTGCTGCGCTCTGAAGACGACAAAGGGCAGGACAAGCGGAACGACCTGTACCAGAAGATTATCGATCTGCCGGGCCGATCCAAGACGATGAAGGAAATGGCTGAGACGCTGAAAACCCTAATCACCCTGGAGCGACAGGCCTACGACCTCGACACCAAAGCCGGCAACAGTGACGCCGACGAGCTATCGAAAATGATGGACGATCTATCGAAGGAAGCCTGACATGAAGCCCGAGCACTTGAAGCTGCTCCGGGATAAGCGTTGGCGGTTGAACAACCTCTACTTCATCACGGACAAGCAGGGCAAGAAGGTCCGCTTCCGGATGACGGACGAGCAGATCGAATACTTCGAGGGGATGCACACCCGGAACATCATCCTGAAGGCCCGGCAGCTTGGCTTCACCACCGAGTGCTGCATCATCCAACTGGACGCGGCTCTGTTCGAGTCGGCCAAGTGCGCTCTGATCGCTCACACCCTGAACGACGCCAAGCGCCTGTTCCGGGAGAAGGTGAAGTACGCCTACGACAACCTGCCTGCTGAGATTCGCGCTGCCAACCCTGCGAGTAATGACGCCGCCGGCGAGCTGGTCTTCAGCAAGGGTGGTTCGCTCTACGTCAGCACCTCGTTTCGGGGCGGCACGCTGCGTTACCTGCACGTATCCGAATTCGGAAAGATCTGCGCCAAGTTTCCGCACAAGGCGCGGGAGATCGTCACCGGTGCCTTTGAGGCTGTCGCCACCGATTGCTTCGTCACGATTGAGTCGACGGCGGAGGGCAGGGCGGGCTACTTCTTCGATTACTCGCAGAGCGCGGAACGCCAGCAACTGGCCGGTGTTCCCCTGGGGCTGCTGGACTGGAAGTTTTTCTTCTTCTCCTGGTGGAGGAACAAGGCCTATTGGCTTGACCCGACTGATGTGGTCATCCCGCAGCGCCTGACGGACTACTTCAACGACCTGTTCGCCAAGTACGGAATCGACACGAACCCAGGCCAGCGCGCCTGGTACGTGGCGAAGGAGAAGACGCTCGGCGACGACATGAAGCGGGAATACCCGTCGATCCCGGTCGAAGCCTTCCAACAGTCGGTCGAGGGTGCTTACTACGCCCAGCAGTTGACGAAGCTCTACGCGCAGCAGCGCATTGGCGTGATCCCGAACAACAGCCACCTACCGGTGATGACCTTCTGGGACATCGGCGTCGGCGACTCCACGGCCATCTGGTTCGTGCGCCAGGTCGGCGAAGAGTTTCACGTCATCGATTACTACGAGAACAGCGGCGAAGGCCTGCGGCACTACATGAAGGTGCTCAAGGACAAGGGCTACACCTACTCCGAACACTGGGGGCCGCACGATATCGATAACCGGGAGTTCGGCAGTGATGCCAAGACTCGCCGGGAGCTGGCCCAAGAGGGCTATGAGATCGACGGGCAGATTTACAGTATGACATTCGACGTAGTCCCGAAAATTGGCATCAGTGACGGCATAGAGGCGGCGCGGGAGATTCTTCCGCTCTGTGTGTTCGATGAGTCGAAGTGCGAAGAGGGCATCAACTGCATCGAAAACTACCGAAAAGAATGGGATGACAAGCGCGGCTGCTGGAAAGACAGACCACTTCATGACTGGACCTCTCACGGGTCTGATGGGTTCCGGTACTTCGCTGTGGCGAAGAGCGCCAGGAAACCGGCCACCTCTATCAAAATGGGATACGCCCGATGAGCAACGACGTCTCCTTCAAGCGGGCGGAATACACGGCAGTACTGGACCGCTGGGCGACCGTTCGCGATGTCTGCGCCGGGCAGCACCGGGTTGTCGACCGACTGCCATACATCAACGCGCACGACAAGTCGCCGGAGAACGAAGACCGGAACCGGGCTTACCGCGAGCGGGCGGTGTTCAAGAACGCTACTGGGCACACCCGTAACGGGTTGCTGGGCCTGGCCTTCCACAAAGATCCGACACTCACAGTGCCGAAGAAATTGGAGTACCTGCAGGACAATGCCAACGGCTCCGGGGTGAGCATTTACCAGCACTCGCAGGGCACGCTTGAAAAGGTGCTTGAGGCTGGACGGCATGGCCTGTACGTCGACTACCACCAGGATGACGGTATTGGCGGGCATTCGGTGATCTTGTCCTACTGCGCTGAAGACATCATCAACTGGCGTACTGGCATGGTGAACGGCCATAGCGTGCTGACGCTGGTGGTGCTGCGTGAGTCGCCGGAGATACCCGACGGTTTCGGCTTCAAGACAGTTGAGCAATACCGGGAGTTGGCGCTGGAGGATGACGGTTTTGTCTGTCGCGTCTGGCGCCGGTCGGGTCCGAAAGGTGGCGGGCCACTGGCGGTCATCGAAGAGTTCAGGCCGGAAGGCGTCACGGGGCGTCTCAAGGAGATCCCGTTCACCTTCGTTGGCGCGCAGAACAACGACCCCAGCATAGACGAATCACCGCTGTACGACATCGCCATGATCAACCTGGGCCATTACCGGAACAGTGCTGACTATGAAGACAGTGTCTTCTGGTGCGGCCAGGCTCAACCATGGATTTCCGGCCTGACCGAGCAGTGGGTAAAGCTGCTCGAGGCAAAGGGCGTTTATGTTGGGTCGCGTGCGCCGATGCTTCTGCCCGCGGGCGGCTCCTTCGGTTACGCGCAACCCGCTCCAAACACGCTGGTCAAAGAGGCCATGGCCGACAAGAACCAGATGATGATCGAGCTGGGCGCACGGATGGTGGTGGCGTCACTTGCCACCAAGACTGCTACGGAGTCCCGTGGCGATCAGTCGGCTTCCACTTCGGTGCTGGCCGGCTGCGTGGCAAACGTCAGTGAGGCTTACACCCGAGCAATCATGTGGTGCTGTGCCTACATGGGCATCGCTGACAAGAAGGTTGCCTACCAGGTGAATCAGGAGTTCGTCGAGCTGACTGCTGATCCGCAGATGATCACGGCCTTGGTTGGCTTGTGGCAGAACGGCGGATTCGCGAAGGCTGACCTTCGGGCCTACCTGCGGAAGCTGGGCCTGATCGCGCCAGAGCGCACTGACCTGCAGATCGACGGCGAATTGCAGGAGCAGGGCGACGGCCTGGGCCTGGACAACGAGGACACACCAAATGGCGGCAAACCAAGCAATCCATGACGCCACCATCCGGCACGCGGTCTTCCTCGAAAAGCTGAAGGCGGGGGAGGTGGGCAAGTTCGCCCCCTTCCTCAAGGAGATCGATCGCTCGATCCGCGACCGGCTGACCCAGTCGGACCTGTCCGAGTACAACGTCAAACGCCTTGAGGCGCTGCTGAAAGAGGTGGATAGCCTGCTGCTGGGCATATTCGACCGCTACAGCGCGCTACTGAACCTCGACTTGGTGGATATCGCCAACTATGAGGCAGAGTTCGAAGCGACCAGCCTTGCCCGGTCGGCGCCGGTTGGGGTTTCGCTGGACGTGGTCGCCCCGACGGCCGCGGCAATCCGAACGGCAGTGCTGAAAAATCCACTCAGCGTGCGCGGCACCGGCGGCGGGAAGCTGCTGAAGTCCTTCATCAAGGGCTGGACCGGCGCCGAGCGAGAGCGCGTCACCGGCACCATCCGGCAGGGCTTCTTCGAAGGGCAGACGAACTTCCAGATCATCCGCAACATTCGCGGCACTAAGGCGGCAGGCTACAAAGACGGCATCCTGGCGACCACCAACCGCAATGCCGGCACGGTCGTACATACCGCGATTCAGCATGTGTCGTCTCAGGCGCGTATGGAGGTGGCCAAGGCCAACACTGACATCGTTTCCGAGGTCGAGATGGTCGCCACCCTGGATAGCAAGACCAGCCAGCAATGTCGATCGATGGATAAGCGCCGGTTCCCAGTTGATTCCGGCCCAAGGCCGCCGTTTCACCCGAATTGCCGCACCACCTTCATTCTCCTGACCAAGCTCAGCGCAATGTTCGCCAAAGGCGCTACACGAGCTTCAGTCGGTGCCGATGGCGCGGGCCAGGTCAGTGCGAGTCTCGACTATTACCACTGGCTTCAACAGCAGCCGGCATCATTCCAAGATGTAGCCATCGGTCCTGTTCGGGCCAAGTTGTTCCGTGAGGGCGGCCTGACGGTGGAGCGCTTCGCAGAGCTGCAACTAGACCGTAATTTCACGCCATTGACCTTGGTACAGATGAAAGCGCTTGAGCCTCTGGCGTTTGAAATGGCAGGGCTCTCGAAATAATGGCACTCTGATGGCGTTTTATATCTCAGCGAGAAGAGAGCCATGGAGTTTCAAAAGGACAAGCGTCATTACCTAACCGATGAGTTCTTAGGCACAGATGAGGGTTGCGGTATCTTCATCCCGGCTAACAAGGCGCTGTATAGCTTTGTTAGGGAGAACCCAAGTCACACCGATCCAGCGCAGGTCGCATCTAAGGCGCTGATCATTGGTCGAAGCTTGGCGGCATCAGTGGAGCGTCGAAAAAAGGATGACGATGATGACTATGAGGGATCGACGGGAAGCTTCTACGCTCGACTTGCTGACTCTATTTGTAGTTCGGACCTAGCACTCGAAGCATCTTTTTTACCAGTCGGGAAAAGGCTTACTGGAAACGCCACGACTGCGGTTCACAAGGTGCATTCTCGGCTCTGCGACGCAATAACCAAAGTGACAAAAAAAGACGCTAGTAGCTTTGCTTCCAAATATCTTCATTTTCATTACCCGACGTTGTTCCCGATGGTCGACTCGCGTGCTCGCGAAGCTCTCAAGTGGATAGCTGATGAAGAGTCCATGGTTTTTGCTCCCACAACAGCTGGTATGTCGAAGAACTACGCAGTCTATATGGCGTTTTACTTGAAGGTTCGAGACCTCTTCGAGGGGGAGTTGGGTTACGAAATCAGTCTTAGACATATGGATAATATTTTGCTCAATCGCTACGACAGTTGGATTTAGAGAACAAACAAATAGACCCGCTTCGGCGGGTTTTTTTACGCCTGCAAAGCGGGTAACTCATGCCCAAGGGGTGCATCAACGTGGCAGAAGAAAACGAAATCGACCTGGAAAATCCGGCAATCAAGGCCGCTATCGCGACTGCCGTTGAAGCATCCGTTTCTGGTTTGAAAACCAAGAACTCGGAACTGCTGGGCAAGCTGAAGGAAACCTCCGGAAAGCTTACCCAGTTCGAAACCCAGTTTGAAGGCATCGACATCGACGCCGTCAAAGGCCTGCTCAGCCGGGCGGGCCAGGACGAAGAGACCAAGCTGCTGACCGAGGGCAAGGTCGACGAGGTCTTCAACCGCCGCACTGAGCGCCTGCGTGGCGACTACGACAAGCAGTTGAAGACCATCAGCGAGCGCGCCGAAAAGGCTGAGTCCTTCGCTGCCAAGTTCCAGGGCAAAGTCCTGGGCGACTCGGTACGTGGTGCGGCTCTGAAGGCCGGCGCACTGCCGGAAGCAACCGACGACATCATCCTGCGCGCCAAAGGCGTGTTCACCCTTAACGAAGATGGCGATGCAGTCGCCGTTGATGAATCCGGCCAGGTCATCCTCGGTAAAGACGGCAAGACCCCTTTGACTCCGCTCGAATGGGCTGAGTCTCTGCGCGAAAGCGCACCTCATCTGTGGCCAAGGGCTTCAGGGACATTTGCCCCGGGCGGGGGTGGCGGCAAGGCTGCATTCAATCGCTCCGAAATGACCTCCGAGCAGAAGCGCGACTTCCAGCGCAAGCACGGCCAAACCGCATATCTCGCATTGCCCAAGTAAGGGGATTGACCCATGGCTACAACCGTAAACAGCGACCTGATCATCTACAACGATGAGGCGCAAACCGCATACCTGGAGCGCGTACAGGACAACCTGGATGTGTTCAACGCATCGTCCAACGGCGCGATGGTGCTGGACAACGAACTGATCGAAGGCGACTTCCGCAAGCGCGCCCTCTACAAGCTGAACGGGTCGTTGGAACACCGCGACGTCAACTCTGACGGCAAGGTAACTGCCAAGAAGATCAGCGCCGGCGAAGCTGTTGGCGTCAAGGCACCCTGGAAGTACGGCCCGTACCAAACCACCGAAGAGGCGTTCAAGCGCCGCGGTCGTCCGGTCGAGGAGTTCTCCCAGATCGTCGGCGCCGACGTTGCTGACGCGACCCTGGAAGGCTTCATCCAGTACGCGACTGCTGGTCTGCGCGCTGCCATCGGCTCCAACGCCGACATGGTGGTTTCGGCCAACATTGAAACCGACGGCAAGAAGACGCTGACCCGCGGCATGCGCAAGTTTGGCGACAAGTTCGGCCGTATTGCTTTGTGGGTCATGCACTCCAGCGCCTACTTCGACATCGTCGACGAAGCCATCACCAACAAGATCTACGAAGAAGCTGGTGTTGTGATCTACGGCGGCCTGCCTGGCACCTTGGGCAAGCCTGTGCTGGTGACTGACACCGCACCTGCGGACGTTATCTTTGGCCTGCTGCCAAACGCGGTAACCATCACTGAGTCCCAGGCCCCGGGCTTCCGTTCCTACGAAGTGAACGACGAAGAAAACCTGAGCATCGGCTACCGCGCTGAAGGCACCGTGAACATTGATGTGCTGGGTTACAGCTGGAAAGCCACCACCGGCGGCTCCAACCCAACCCTGGCCGCAGTCGGTTCTGCTGCTAACTGGATCAAGCATGCGGGCAGCAACAAGGTCACCGCTGGCGTAATGATCACGCTCACTGCAACGCCTCCTGTAACTGGCGGCTAAGCCTCAAACTCAACGCGCGGTCGGCGACGGCCGCCTTGGAGAAACACATGGAACTGACTTACAGCAACCAGCTGAGCGGCTTCGACCCGGAGAAGCGGTACCGCAATCCGGAACACTTCGACAAGCCCGAAGCCGGTGTGACCAGCGTGCTGGTAATTGGCGATTGGCCCAGAGTCGTCAACGCGTATGAAGCGGCCGGTATCGACGTGTCGGTGAAGGAGGCTAAGCGTGTGCAGATTGTTGGCGCCGCCAACCAGGCTGAACTCGAAAAAGTCATCGCAGCTTTGCGTGCTGAACATGGATCCATCGAGATCCTTGTTGGTGGCCTGGAATCGGGCGAAATTCATCGTCCAGAGTCTGGCGAACTGGCGTTGCGCTTGTTTGAAGTGCTGGGCACCATTCATGGGTCGGTTGGCGAACTGACCGCTGAGCGTGACGGCCTGCTCCTGACGATCGACGAATTGCGCGGTGAGATCGAAGCGCTGAAGAAGACCGCCATCATGTCGCCGGCTGATGAGGCTGGAGAAATCGCGGCGCTGAAAGCAAAGCTCGATGAGGCCAAGGTCCAGTACCGGGCCAATGCCTCGAAAGAATCCTTGGAAAAGCTCGTGGCTGATCTGCCCAAGGCGTGATACTGCTGGCTGCCGGTGACCCGGTGGCCAATCTTCAAACCATTCCAGCGAGTTGACGCATGACACTCATCATTGAGGACGGCACCGGCAAGCCTGACGCCGAAAGCTATGCGAGCGCCGAGGACCTGGCCATGTATGCCGTGAAATTCGGCACGGTCATCCCCGCAGGCGTTCCTGAGCAGGAAGCGTTGCTGCGTCGGGCCGCCTTGGCTATGGATGGCATGACCTGGAGGGGGCGGAAGACCAATAGCGAGCAGGCCCTATCCTGGCCGCGCCGGGAAGTGCTGCTCGATCACGAGATCAAGCCAAACAACTACCTGCCAGCGCGCATCCAGTACGGCCAAATGGCCCTGGCCGCCGAGATTCATCAGGACGATATCGACCCGGTGGAGAAGCGCAAAGGCGCGGTAACGCTGGAGCGTGTCGAAGGCGCGGTGACTCGCGAGTACGCGACTATTCCGAACACCAGCAATTGGCTGTTGCCGGCGGCGCCGGATCGGCCGAGCGCTACGCAGTTTGCGGACTACTTGCAGAAGCGGGGCTTGTTTGCAGTGAGGGCATAGTGATAGGTTTTTAACTCAACCTAGGATAATCCCAATGAATGAAAGCGTAGTAAATCGTCGGCTGGACATCTGGAAAGAAGCATTAGTTTCGGCTCTCGCCGGAACCGCCGCAAACTCAACTGGGTCGCCGAGCGGTGTTGTGAATAAAGCAATTGATATAGCTGAGAATGTATTGGCGGCTTACGACAGTAAGGCTGAAGAGCTGCAGCAGGAATAATCAAAGGCCCAGCCATCGCGCTGGGCTTTTAACATCTGGAGCCACCATGGCCTTCTACGACGAAATGGCCGTGATGGCTCTGGAGATGATCACAGAGTTCGGCCAGCCCGTGACCATCAGCAAGACGGAGCCGGGCGAGTACGACCCGGAGACGGGCGGCGAAGCGCCTGGCGCAACCGTCGAGCAAATTGCTCAGGGCATCCTGCTCGACTTCACCGGCCAAGAATTCCAGAACAACAGCCTGATCAAACAGGGCGACAAGAAGCTCAAGATCGCCGCGCAGGGTTTGGCCTGGGTCCCCGGCCTACTCGACAAAGTTGTGGCCCAGGGCCGCACCTGGTTAATCGTTCCGCCGCTGAAAGAAGTGAACCCCGCCGGTACGCCAATCCTGTATGAACTGCAGGTGCGGTCGTGATCCAGGAGTTGAAGCTTGCTCCGTCACTGTGGCTATCGTATGAGTGGACAAACAATTGAGGTCGTAATAGCGTTGTGCCTTAATCTTCTAGCTGTGAGCAAAGTATATGGATATGCGCGGCATTATTACTCTGGTTGGCATGGCTGCTTTTTTCTCAACTCCAGCCTATGCGGACACCGATGTAAAAAAAGAGATCATTGATCGATGCAAGGTCCAGATGGGGAGTTACGGATCAGCAATGGTGAAGGCTTGCGTTGATCAGGATCTAAGCGCAGTGGCTGAAATCAAGCAAATTCCAGACGAGTACAAGAAAACTGTGGCGCGTTGCATGAAGCAAATGCGCCAATACGGATTTGCTATGGTCAAAGCCTGTGCTGATCAGGATATTGAGGCCGAAAAGGCACTCAAGGAGTACTGAACTGTAGCCGCGCGGCTGCCTGATTGGCGTTCGTAGATGCAAACCAATTATTCGTCGTTACTAAACCCGCCATTGAGTGGGTTTTTTCATGCACGGTTTATGAGGAGTTGATTGTGTCTACCAAATACGCGAATCAATCCGGTAGTTTCGCGCTGAGCCTGGCGGAGTTCGCCGCCCAGACCAGTGAAGCAATCGACGCCAGTGTGCGTGAGATCATCATCGAGGTTGGCAGCAGCCTTATCCGCATGTCTCCCGTGGGCAACCCGGAGATCTGGGCGCAGAACGCTGTAGCGACCGAGTACAACAAGGCCGTCGATGACCACAACAGCGCGCTGCGCAGTGATCCGACCAACCTCACGAAGGGCGGCAGGCTCATGAAAGGCCGCAAGCTAAACGACGGCATGGACATCATCGCTCCGGAAGGCTACGTCGGCGGACGGTTCCGGGCCAACTGGCACATATCCCTCGGCGTGGTCGAGAGCGTCACCTTTGACGAAGTTGACCCGAGCGGTGCGGAGACCACTGCCGCGCTTGTCGCCGCGATGAGCGACTTCACCGCCGGCCAGATGGCCTACATCATCAACAACTTGCCCTACGCGATCCCGCTGGAGTTCGGCCACTCAACCCAGGCCCCCGGCGGCATGGTTCGGGTGACCGTGGCTCGCTTTCAGCAGATCGTGCTGGAGGCCATCAGGAACAACCAGGTATGAGTCACGCCCGCGCCCGTCAGGCCATCGAAACGAAGCTGGCCGCATGGGCGGCTGTGCGCCCGATAAGGGTGGCCTACCCAAATCAACCGTTCACTCCGGGTTCTTCTGAAACCTACCTCCGGGCCTTTCAACTTCCAGCCAGCACCACCTGCCGCTATCTCGGCGGGGAGGCCTACGAGTACGCCGGTGTTTATCAGGTCAGCATCGTTTGTCCGTCGGCGCAGGCTATGGCCACCGCCGAGACTCTTATTGACGAACTGACTCGTCTGTTCCGCGTCGACACGCCTCTGACCCGTAACGGTTTCGAAGGCCTGATCACTGAGCCAGTAGATCAGGGACCAACTATCACAGAGTCGGCGACCTACACGGTCCCGGCCAGCTTCACCTATCTGGGTATCGCAGACCAACCGCCCGCTGGGGCATAACCTACCGCCGCCAGGCGGGCACTCAAGAGGAAATACACCATGGCCGCACGCTTCCCGCTGCCGAACGGCGCTGTGCTGGAGATTGCCAGCGTTATGGGCTCCGCAGTCGTTTTCACCGCATTGACCAATGCGAAATCGCCAGTCGCTGCTTCTGTAGGGCACAGCATTGAAAACGGCGACGTCCTGCTGATCAATTCTGGTTGGGCGCTGATCAACGACCGCGCAGTAAAGGCTTCCGGCATTACTGCTGATGCTTTCGCTCTGGCCGGTCTCAACACGACCAATACCGACAAGTACACCGTCGGTGCAGGCGCCGGTTCTGTGATTCCAGTGTCCGGATGGACGCAAATCTCCAAGGTGACTTCTTTCACGTCCTCCGGCGGTGAGCAGCAGTACCAAACCGTCGGTTACCTGGAAGATGACGACGACAAACAGTTCCCGACAAACCGCAATCCGACCACGATCACCATCGTGGTGGAGGACCAGCCAACGGCTCAGTACGTCGAAACCGTCGAAGGATACGACGACACCAAGGAACTGGCGGTGGTCCGCATGAAGTTGCGTAACGGTGACCAGATTCTCTACCCGGGCTATGTAAGCATTACCCCTGACCCAACCATGGAGCGCAACAACGTCATGACGCGCACCATCAGCATCGGGCTTTCCGCTCGTTCGCTCCGTTATTTGGCTGGCGCATAAGGATTTCCCATGGCAAAGATCAGGATCGCCCAGAACCCTACATTCAAGGCATTCGTGCTGATCCCAATTGTTGGAGAGGAGCCCGAGAAAATCGAGTTCACCTTCAAGTATCGGGATCGCCCGGGGCTTGCTGCCTTGTTCGATGAGTGGAGCGCAAAGGGAAAGGAGATGCGTGAGAGCTTCGGCGAAGCCACCACTTTGTCCGATGTCGTTTCTGCCGAGACCGAGCTTCAGGTGCAGCAAATCAAGGATCTCGTCGTTGGGTGGGGGTTCGATGACAAGTTTGACGACAAGAGCATCCAGGCCCTTGTTAAGTCCTGTTATGGCACCGCCGAAGCGGTCGTGAGCGCCTATCAGAGCGCATTCAGCCAGGCCCGCCTGGGAAACTGATAGCGGCAGCCAAAGCAATGTACGGAAGCGGCCAATCTGCTGAGCAATTGGCTGTTCTCGGGCTGACGGCTGCCGACCTCGATGAGGAGGATGTCGAGGTCTGGCCCTGCAACTGGCCGGCCTTCCTCCTGTTCAACAGGATGTCCACTCAGTGGCGGTCTGGCACCGGCGGCGCGATCGGTCTCGACTACAGCAGCATCCGCGACGTGGCGGGATTCCTCGGCATCAAGAAAAAGAAACTCGCTGAAATCTTCCCTGACCTTCAGGTGCTGGAAGGCGAAGCCCTGCGCGTCATGGCGGAGGAAAGGGAAAACAGCCCGTAACCACGGGCACTTATTCAAGGTGAGTCGATGAACATTGCAGAACTCGGCGTCAAGATCGACTCGGCCGATGCGATCCAGGCCAAAACAAGCCTGGATGAGATGGCGAAGGCCGGTGGCCGGGCCGAGCAGTCCGCCGTTTCGCTAATGAACGAAATGGAGGCGCTGGAAAAGTCGCTGTCCACCAGCGCCAAAACCACCCAGGATCTGGCCAAGCAGCGGGACGCCCTCACCAAGCTGACCAAGACCGGCGCCTATGGCGAGGCCGAAGCGGCGAAGATCTCCGCGCAGCTCGACAAGCAGCAGGTGGCCCTGGCCAAGTCCGCTCTGGATGAGCAAAAAGCTCTCAACAGCTTGTTGGGGGCAATTGACCCGGCCCGCGCGGCGCTGGCGAAACTCGACACTCAAGTCGAGCAACTGGGCAAGCACCTGGACGGGGGGCGCCTGAGTCAGGACGACTACAACAAAGCCCTGGGCAATATCGACAAGGACTACGCCAAGCTCGAAAAAACCACCACCGGCTTCGACAAGCTGCGCCTCGGCACCCGCCAAGCGCAGGAAAACGTTATGCAGCTCGGTAACGCCCTGTCGTCGGGCGACTGGGGTAGCGGCGTGCGCGCCGTTGCTCAGTTGGGCGCCGGTGCTGGTGCTGGCGCGGCAGGACTGCTTGCAATACTTGCCCCGCTGGCCGTTGCCACTGCTGCCGTTGGTGGCCTGGCTGTCGCCTACTACAAAGGCAGCGAGGAGCAGGATAAGTACAACAAATCACTGATCCTCACCGGCAACTACGCCGGCGTGAGCGCCGGGCAGTTGGGCGACATGGCGCGGCAGGTCAGCGCAACCGTGGGCACCACAGGCCAGGCCGCTGCGGCTCTCGCGCTGCTGGCCGACAACGGCAAGATCGCTGGCGAGAGCTTCACCGGCATCACCCTGGCGGCTGTGTCCATGCAAGAAGCCACGGGCAAGGCGGTGAGCGAGACGGTCGCCGAGTTCGCGAAGCTGGCCGACGACCCGGTCAAGGCGTCCGCCGCGCTGAACGACCAGTACCACTACCTGACTGCCTCGGTTTACTCGCAGATTGCTGCACTGGAAGAGCAGGGCGACCACGCCGGCGCCGTGAAACTGGCGACCGAGTCTTACGCTGACGTGATCAACGAGCGCACCCCGAAGATTCTGGAAAACCTGAGCTTTTGGGAGCGGGCGTATAACGCTGTTGCCAAGGCGGCGGACGGTCTGAAAAACGCCGGGCGCCGCGACATCAACTCGGATATCGAGACCGCGAAAGCCGGGCTTCTCGAAGCCCAGAACATGGACGGGTTGTTTCAGAACCAAAAGTCCAAGGATGCTTTGATAGAGTTCCGGCAAAACCGCCTGAACATGCTGCAGGATGAGAAAGCCGCCCAAGCGGATATCGCCAAGTGGGAAGGTGAGCAGGCGAAGGTGCAGGGCGATGCCGTTTCATCCATGGCCAAAATCGACATCCTGACCAAATCGTCGTGGACGAATGAGCAGAAGCGCACCGAGGCAATCAAGGAATACAAGCGGCAGCTCGAAGATATCCGCAAGGTCGACCCGAAGGATTCTCGCCTCGATCAGGCGGCGATCGACAAGAACATCTCCAACATCAACGACAAGTTCAAAGACCCCAAGGCCTCGGGTTCTCAGGTCGACCTGACCGGCTTCAACGACGCTAAGAACAACCTGGCAGCCATCGCCGCTGACTACAAAAACTACCAGAAGGAACTGGACGCGGCGCAGAAGGCCGGCCTGGTATCCGAGGCCGACTACCTGCTGCGCCGCCAGGCCCTGATCGGCAACGAGCGCGATCAGGTGACGGCAGCCTACGAGGCGGAGATCACCGCGCTGGAGGCCGCCAAGGGCAAGAAGACCACGTCGGCCGCGCAAAGCATCCAGCTTGACCAGAAGATCGCTGACGCACGCGCAGGGATGGTCAAGGCGCAGAAGGATGCCGACAGCCAGCTTGAAGTGTTGGCCACCAATGAGGCCGGCCGCCTTGCCAAACAGGAGCGGGCGATCAGCACTTACGTGCAGGCGCTGGGGCAGCAACAGCGGGCCTTGGAGTTGGCAGGCCAACGCGCGGTGCTCGGCGTGGGGCAGGGCGATCGACAGAACGCGCTCAGCGACGAACTGAACAGCCAGCAAGACCGGTTTGCTCAGCAGTCCCTGGAGTTGGCCAACCAGAAGTCCGACCCGTCGCGGAACATGTCGGAGGAAGAGTTCAAGCGTAAATCCCAGGCGCTCGCCGATGCGAACAAGGCCGCCACCGACCAGATCCGGCAGAACTACGCGGATGTGGAAGCCGCCCAGGGCGATTGGACGAAGGGCGCGACGGCAGCTTGGGACAATTACCTGGACTCGGCGCGGAACATCGCCGGCCAGACGAAAAGCCTGTTCGGCAACGCCTTCAGCTCCATGGAGGATTCGCTCGTCAACTTCGCCGTTACAGGCAAAGCGTCGTTCGCGGACTTCACCAAGTCGATTTTGGCGGACATGGCGCGCATTGCGACACGTCAGGCCAGTTCCGCTTTGCTGGGCAGCCTGGTGGGGGCGGCGGCGAGTTACTTCGGCGGCAGTGCCGCCGGCGGCAACGGGCTGGCAGCCGGATCTGCTGGCGCTGCATCTTCCAACCTTGGAGCTTCAGCGGGGGGCTACTCGGGCAGCTACTTCCCGCAAGCCATGGGCGGCGCCTGGTCGGGCGGCGTGCAGATGTTCGCCGACGGCGGTGCGTTCACCAACTCCATCGTCAGTAAGCCAACCTCGTTTGGTATGGCGAATGGTGACATGGGGATCGCAGGCGAGGCCGGGCCTGAGGCGATTATGCCTCTCACTCGGACATCAAGCGGCAAGCTCGGCGTTATGGCCATGGCCATGGGCGGCGGCGGGGCCGGGGCAACACAGATCAATGTCGAGGTGCATATCGACGGAGACGGCAACGCATCGTCCTCTGCCGACGCGCCTGGCTACGACCTGTTCGGCAAGGAGCTGGCGGCTTTTGTTGAGCAGAAGTACCAGCAGATGCGCAACAAGGACATGGGCCAGGGCGGCGTCATCAACAAAGCAATCAAGGGGCGCTGA